TGTTCAATCGTTTGCTTATCTAAATAGAATGGTTGGTTCTGACAACTATGGTGTGGCATTTTTAAATTTTAATGATTTAACAGCAGAAATTATTGACTTAGGTGTTGATAGTAATGTATGGGACACTAGTAGTATGTATGTATTGGATAATTCAGGTTATATGCACTATTTCAGAGGTGAAAGCGATAGTGATGATAGATTAGTAATATTCACAGATGCACAGCACGAAGAAATAGGAAGATATAGTGGTACAACTGAAAGTACAAGTAGAGACAGTTTAGACGGTAAATGGCTTACATTTAATGATGAAGATAATGGTGTGTTTACTTACTCAAATGGTGTGGAAGTATTCACATACACTTGGGACCCAGCGTTATATTATGTTGATATTGAGTGGAATTATGATTCAGCCACGGCTGATGGTACAATGATTCTTGAAAAATGGGAAATTGAACCTTTAAGTGGGTGGACATACAATGGACCAGGTACATCACACCTAGTTAACCCAACTGATGGTACAACAACTTTATTTAAAACTTGGACAGATGGAACATACATTAGACATAAAATAACACCTTCATCTGATTTTATTGTTGTTTTAACTGAAACTCAAGGTGTCTCAAACACATACACAAATTTTCAAATATATAACACTAGTGGAACTCTTTTAGAAACAGTTTCAATGACTGAGGGTACAGTGGTTTCCGGCTTAGGAGTTGAATCATCGATAACTGCCGTTACATATAACAATTATTATGAAGAATTTCACGGAACAAACAAATTTACCATAGTGTTCTATGACAGTAATAGTGAAACCACCAGTTATAAAATAATAAGTTACAATGGTGAGACAGAAAATTTAATTGTACGATACCATATTAGAGGTCCTAAATATCCATCCATCAATACGGCCGGAGATAATAATTTTTACCCAGATGATGATGGAAATAATGGTGGCATTGTAATAACTTTACATAATAGTGTAATTTCGAATTATATTGGTGATGAAGTTACATACTGTGATATTATGTATATGTTTGATAATCAAACATCGTTTAGCACATATACATTCGCAGACAACGTATCAAAAACAATCACTGATTATGGTCAATTAAGTGACATTTATAGAACTTCGTGTATAAATGGTGATGGTGTTGCATCTATGTTAACCCTTATGTCGGATGACGAACCCCATATAGAAAGTATGAATGTTAGTGTATCTGGTATTACTAATATGGATTGGGATCAGTTGGGTAATAGAACTGTTGTACAAATTATGACAAACGATCTCAACAATGTAACTTACAAATACATTAATCAATCAGGTGTTGTAATTGGTGAATTAAACGATTATCTTTTAGTTTCACCATGGGCAACAAATGTGAACAGTTTTGGTGAAACGTCCTATCTTACAATCCAACATGAAGGTAATGATGGGTATTACGTATATAGTGGTAGTACTGGATTTACTCAAACAGATTATTATAATAACTCATATGATACAGACTTTTATTCGTCACCTACAAGTAACTATGATGGCGCAATGGTTTTATATAATAATGACGAACTAGGTTTTAGAGTATTATCATCAACCGGAATAACTAATGAATTTAATTTCCCTGAGTATAATCAATTTGACATTCGAGTTGGTGAGAGCAAATTTATGTTTGTATATAATGAAACTTCAGGTGGTGTAACTAAAATAAGATTGTATGATTTTTCTGGAACACTATTAAACAGTGCAACAACAACTTGGACTAATGGTTGGGATAATATATATGGTGTTAAAGACCGATTTGTTGTAAAACAAGATACTGGAACTGAGGTTGAAATTTATTTAGTTAGTGAAGATACTATTACATCAGTAACAACTCAAGATTATAGTAGTGAAGAATCCACGAACGATTGGTTTTATGAAAATGACTAAAAATTAAAAAAAAATAAATTATGAAAATATTAGATATTGATGTTAAAATCATCAAAAACAAACAAAAAATTAAAAGGTTTCAAAAAACTTTTAACACTAATGAACCATTAACTGTTGAACACATTAAAGGTGTTATTAAAGATGAAATGGGATTTCCATTTGAAATAGTAAAAGAAGAATTTTACTGTAAGTCAAATGAATTAAAAAATGAAGATTCTACACCATTTTTATCAGGTAACGAATTTATTTTAACAATTAAGTAATGGAATTTTTTATAAGACAAGGGGCAACAGAACCAATCCTTAAAATGAGATTGATTGATGACGGTAAAAACGACAAGTCGTCCTTTAATGATATGCTAGAAAATTCCGACATCACATTTGAAATGTTTGATGTTAAAACAGAAGAATATCATATTTTAAATGGTCAATGTTTATTAACGACAAGGACAAAAAAGTACGACCAAACAACAGATGAATATTATATAACATATAGATTCACTGAAGAAGGAACATCAAAAAAGGGTAAATATGAAGGAATTATAACAATACAATTCTTAGATACCAATTCAAGTCCCACAACAAAACTGATTCTACCAATCAAAGAGAAACTTTTCATTAACGTAATTTGATAATCTAACATTTTTTTCGTATAATTGTAATGTAAAGACTAACTGTGGATTCCCCACAAGTAAATGTGTCACATTAAAAAAAAATTATAATGAAAGAAGTTATCTCTCAGGAAATTATCGAGAATTTCCTTAATGGTGGCGACCCCGAAGAATTCATCGTGGGAGTCGAGTATGATTACCCCACCAACACAATTTTCAAAATTATTCAAGACCCTGAACAGGGTAAAATCGTAAAACCTGATTCTTACACACCATTTTTATGGGTTGGGGATTTAATCGGTTTAGGTTTTTATAATGATTCCAAAGCGTTGCAAAAAAGAGCAATGGCTAAACATGGTATTATTATTGACAAATTAGAAACTCATGGAAATGAAAGACTTGAAATGGGTATGAAATACTTAATTAAAAGTATTAAAAGTTATACCAATTTAACAAGTTTCTTTAGAGAAGGTGGTATTGATCCTTGGAATGAAAATTTTAGAAAATATTTTACCGTTCTATCTCCGGTAGAACAATATCTCATACAAAAGAAAAAAAGATTATTTAAAGGGATTGATGAATACAATGGTGTTTATCGGTTTGTATTTGATATTGAGACCACCGGTCTTGACCCTGAAACTTGCAATATCATTTTGATTGGAGTTAAGGATAACCGTGGTTTAAATGAAACAATACCCGCCTTTGGTGAGGACGGTGAAAAAAAATGTATCGAAAGATTTTTTAAACATATAAAAGATTTAAAACCTACAATTGTTGCAGGTTATAACTCCGCTTTCTTTGACTGGCCGTTTATATTAAAACGTGCGCAGATTCTTGGTGTAGATGTTAATAGATTAACACAAATATTCACCAAAATTGGAATGAAAGAGAAAGAGGGAATGTTAAAACTCGCGAATGAAGTTGAACCATATAAACAACATGTTATTTGGGGTTTTAATATTATTGATATTGCACACTCAGTTCGTAGAGCTCAAGCAATTAATTCAGAAATTAAATCGTGGGGTTTGAAATACATCACCACATATTTGGAAAAAGAAAAACCTAATCGAGTTTATGTTGATGGTGGAAAAATTTCAAAGATTTATCTTGACAACGAAAGTTATTACGTCAATCCAAAAACAGGTGGTTACAAACAAATAGGTGAGCCAGGAACGGACGGTTTGTTAGAAAAATATCCGGGTAAATTTGAAATATGGACAGGAAGAAAAATTGTAGAACAGTATCTTGACGATGACTTGTATGAGACGATGATTGTAGATGATTCGTTCTCTCAATCAACATTCCTTCTTTCTAAATTAGTACCAACAACCTATGAAAGAATTGCAACAATGGGTACTGCAACATTGTGGAAGATTATCATGTTAGCGTGGTCTTATGAAAACAATTTGGCAATTCCTGCAAAAGATGAAAAACGTGCAATCACAGGAGGATTATCAAGATTATTAAATGTTGGTTTCTCAAAGAACATTGTTAAGTTTGACTATTCATCACTTTATCCATCCATACAACTTGTATATGATGTTTTCCCTGAATGTGATGTTATGGGTGTACAAAAATCGATGTTAAAATATTTCCGTAATATTCGTATTAAATATAAACATTTAGCCGGTGAACTAAAAGATAGTGACCCCGTTGCTGCGGAAATGTACGACCGTAAACAATTACCGATTAAGATTTTTATTAATGCATACTTTGGTAGTTTATCGGCACCACAAGTATTCCCTTGGGGTGATATGAATATGGGCGAAACTATTACGTGTGTTGGTCGTCAATGTTTACGTATGATGATTATGTTCTTTCAAAAGAAAGGTTATAAACCTCTTGTAATGGATACTGATGGTGTAAACTTTGAAACACCTGAAGACATTAATGATACCATTTATATTGGTAAAGGTTTAAATGAATTGGTGATTGAGGGTAAAGAATATCGAGGTATTGAGGCTAATACTGCAGAGTTCAATGATATATTCATGAGAAATGAAATGGGATTAGATATTGACTATGTTGCACCAGCTTGTATTAATGTTTCTCGTAAAAACTACATCATTAAGATGATGAAAAAAGGTAAAGAGAAAATTAAATTAACAGGTAATACAATCAAGTCAAAAAAATTACAAACGTATATTGTTGAGTTCTTAGATGAAGGATTAAAACATTTATTAAATGGTGATGGACTATCTTTTGTAGAATTGTATTATGATTACGTGGAAAAGATTTATAATAAAGAAATACCGTTATCAAAAATTGCAAACAAAGCACGTGTTAAACAATCTGTGGAAGATTATAAAAAATACATTAAAAAAACAACTAAAGCAGGTTCATTAATGTCTCGTCAAGCACACATGGAATTGGTAATTGAAAATGAACATCCGGCTGGTTTGGGTGACACAATTTACTATGTAAATAACGGACTTAAAAAATCAGATGGTGATGTGCAAAAAGTAACAAAACCAACAAAGAAGGCACAAGATGAGTTTTTAGCAACACACGGTATACAGATGCCATCCGAATATTTAAAAATCAATTGTTATATGATTGATGAAAAAGAAATATTAAATAATCCCGATTTAAAAGGTGATTATAATGTTGCACGTTATTTAAATAATTTTAACAAAAGATTAGAACCATTGCTTTGTGTTTTTAAAACTGATGTGCGTGATGATATTTTAATTGAGGACCCAAAGGATAGACAATTCTTTACAAAACTACAATGTGATTTAGTAAACGGTTTTCCATTAAAAGAAGATGGACAAGATAAATTAGATGAGGTTATGACTTTAGCTGATAGTGAAGTTATATTTTGGAACCGTGTTGGTAGAGATCCATTCTTTATGTATGTAGAAAATAGTTTAGAACTTGCAGACCAATTTTGGGTGGATCACAATAGAAAAGTTGTATCGTTACAAGCTGATAGTATCAGAAGTAATGAAGATGAAATTATAGAAACTAATGGTAATGATTATGCACTACACGCAGTAGAATCTTAAATTACGTTGTATGGAGATTGAAACGTTCTATATTTTAAAGACTTATTAAGATTTTCAGCTTCATTACCTTTTCTTTCAAGTATTTTTTCAGGACGAAGTCTTTCAAGTCTCTGCATAAGTTCTTCTACCAATTTAGATTTTTCATCTTTTGCTTCTGTAAGTAATGATGAGTAATCTAATTTAACTGAACTATCAGGGACTTGTAAGTCTCCTGAGAATTTACCCCAAATTCTAGCTAAACCTTCTTTTGCAAATGCAATCAAATATTTTCTTACCCAGTTTTGTGCGGGTTTATTTAATGAATCCCAAGTCAATTGTTCAGTGTCAACATCAGACGGTAATTTAACCACATCCTTATTTTGGTCTAAACATGTATCTCTATCCATTGTTTCGTAATACCAATACCAAACTTTAAAGTTATTTCTTTTAATATTACCGAAATCAAATTTACCACCAGGTACATTGTATAGGTGAACTATTTTTGTTCCATTTGGACCCGCGGTAACTCTATATGTTAATTCACCACCAATTAATCTATTTTTAAGGTTTCTATCACCCATTCTTAATATTAAATCAAACGTCGGCATCATAAAATATGATCCTGACATACCCACTTGTGCAAATCCACCTACACCACCAAATCCACCACCTCCAAGACCTCCAAATCCCCCCAAGAAGGGGTCAACCATGGAATCTGTTAATTCGGCCCTTGTGAACCATAAGAGTTCATTTAATTCCCTTCCAGCGGGTATAGAGTATGTCTGAACATTAGCTTCAAGTTCAATAAAATCTTTCTTTAATTCCCAATCACCACCTGTCTGTAAACCTACAATTTTGGAATATGAGTAGGTATATTGAGTTTCGTAATCTAAACTTCTTGTGGTAAACGCTCTTGTTAAAGACTGAGTATCAACGTTCAATCCCGCTAAAGCCGACCATTGAGATTCAATTAACCAATCTGAAACGTATTGCTCGTATTCAGAAAGGGATAACTCAATAAAGGTGTCCATTTGTTCCTCTGTTAGTTCAATTCCACGAACTGGCATACCTAACAAGTGAAATACCTGTGTGTATAACTTCTCTTTTTCGGGTTGTGATATTATAGTTGCACTCATATTATTTGGAATATTACTATAAATATCTTATATTTGTATTATGGATATTAAAAGAATACCGAGTTTAGGTTTTTATACTCGAGAGGAGACTGCAATTTTTGATTTTTGTATTTCTGAGAATCAATTAAAGGAAGAAATAATTAAATCAATTGGAAACATATTGGAGTCGATTTATAAACCTCTTCCTGATAGATGGTCTCTTAGATTAACAAGAGAAGATGAACCATATTATGGTGTGGTCTATATATATGACGGTATGGTAATTTGGGGGGACATAAACAGATTAAACACAAATTATACCGCACTTACACATTTGTTAAATCGATTATATTTTATCTTTAAAAGAGATAATATTGATGATTCGTTAATTTTTAATGGAAATGTTTTTAATGATTTGACTACCATTAGAAAAATGATGAGGTATGTGGAAAAATATAAATATGAATTATTATCCGATGAATGTGAATTTTATCACGAACTTGTTGAATATTGTATTAGGTCATGGGAACAAGGTCAAAAATATACAAAAGATTTTGTAAAAAATTATAAAACATATCTTCCCGAATCTTGCGGTATTGAGGTTAACGATGATTTACCGGGAGAACCTGCAGACATGTTTAATGGATATGATTGCATTTTATTATTCAAAAGTTTAAAAACAAATGAAATTAAAAAATATGGAACACAAATAAAAGGAATTAAATGGTGTCAATTTAGAGATGATAAGAAATATCATATTAGGGTTACAATGAAAATTGAAAAATACAGAGATGTTAAATTTTTTGTTTTTTATGATAATTCTAATAGTGAAATATATATTTTTAAAAATGATTTATCTCAAATTGGAGTAAGTGTAGAAAATGGAGTTAAGGTTTTTTCTTTCCCTGAAAAATTACTTTGTAAACCAATAATAAAATATGTGAAGTAATTTAAAGTAATGCTTTAAGTAAATCTTTACTGAATGATTCAGAATATTCCCCGTCACCCATTACTTGGTCGATAACATTCTTTTTCTTTTGTAAAATATTATAAATTACTTTTTCAACGGTGTTCTCAAATACAGGATAGTATACAAGAACACTATTTTTTTGTCCATATCTATACGCCCTATCTTCACCTTGTGAGTGGTCCGCGGGAACAAATGATAAGTCATTCATAATAACGACTTCAGCGGCGGTTAAAGTAATACCAACACCCGCAGCTTTAATGTTACCAATAAACACTTTTATCTTGTCATCGTTTTGAAATCTATCGACATTCTCTTGTCGTTTATCTTTATTCATACGACCATCAAGTGTTACAGAATTCTTTTTGTATTTTTCATGCAACATATCAAGAGTCATTGTAAAATTAGTGAATATAATTACCTTCTTTCCTTGTTCTAAACATTTGTCAATCAACTCACATGTGTATGGAATTTTTTCATAAGAAATAAGTTGTCGAATTTTCATTAAACGATTCAAGGTTACACTAATAGTTTCATCGTCTTTTTTGTCATTACTAATACGTGTAAACTCTTCTAACTCCTCATCATACATCTTACTTGTTAATTCAACAAAAACTGGTGTAACAATCTTTTCAGGTAAATCAAGAATATCAGTTTTCATTCTACGTAAAACAACATTCTTGGTACGTTCCCTTAATTCATCTAAATTACTTGCACCACTCGTATTCCATACCCTACGATTACCAACACTAAATTGAAATCCTTTACAATATCTACGAACATAAGATTGCCAATTTAATGTTAATGGTGAATCGACAATTTTTAATAAATTAAAATAATTTATTGGTCGAGAAGTCATTGGTGTTCCTGTTAATAACCAAACTTTAGGTATGGTTTCAAGAACATCATTTAATAAGCGAGTTCTATTTGCGGTTGCGTTTGAAATATAGTGAGCCTCATCTACGATTGCCAAGTCAAAATTGGCATTAACCAAAAGTTTATAATCGTCGCTATCTTCACTCTTGTCTGTAGTGTGGTAGTTTTTAATAATATCATAATTAATAATGTAGAAATCAAAAGTAGAACCCCATTTACGTCCTTCGACAATTAAAACTTTTCTATCTGAATAGTTTCTTATTTCCCTTTCCCAATTTATTTTTAAAGATGCGGGACAAACAATAAGTATCTTCCTCGCTTTACTTTCTAAAGACGCAATTACTGCTGATGTTGTTTTACCTAAACCCATATCGTCAGCAAGAATAAACTTATCATTTGCCAATAGTTTCTCAACTGCAATTTTTTGATGGTCCATCGGAGGTCTTGTACTATATGGAGAATAATCAATAACTCTATTTAATTTCTTTTCCTCTTGTACTATTGCTGCTTTAGGTAACCAAAACGCACTATTTTGTTCACTATCTAAAATTTTACCCCAAATATGAAACGCTTTATCTGAATCACATAATAATTTTTCACACCAAATTTGTTCAACAGGTTTAGTTAGAAGTTTTTCTTCCATAATTTTCTCACCAAACGTACTAATAATTTTAATGTATTTGCGTGCAACTTTAGGTGTCACATCTTTATATTTCATAACATATTCCGACTGAGGTCTGGTTAATTTAAAGTTTTTAACATCTATAAATTTTCTCTTCCATTCCAATAATTGATTATTGGAACCCTCGTATAATGATAATATTTCTCTAGCTTCAATTTCTGGTATCATAACTTCTTATAAAATATACATAAATAGAATGGAACATTAAACTATTTATTAGGATATGAATAACAAACTACCAATAACAAGATTAGGTAAATTCTTCTCAAAGGACGATTTTGATGTTAACATTCAAATGGGTCAGGAATACCTACACGGGGACTTGAACATGAAATTAGTCCTATATCGTGTTGATAGGGGTAAAACTGAGACTGATGCAATCTATGCTGAAGTAGGTAAGGATGAGGTTAAATTTTTACCACCTATTGAATTTAATGCGTTAGTTAAGATTGATGAGCCTAAAAACTCAACATATAAGTCGGGATTAATTAGATATAATGAGCCGGGTAATTTAACATTATCGGTTTATATTAGTCATTTACAAGATTTAGGTATCGATATAAGATATGGTGATTATATAGGGTATGCCGATTCAGAAGAAAAATTAAGATACTATACCGTATCAAATGATGGAAGAGTTACGTCGGACAATAAACATAAGATGTTTGGTTATAAACCTCATTACCGAACTATAACCTGTGTACCAACACAGCAAGGTGAATTTAGAGGAGTTTAATATGGGAATACCAAAAAGAAAAAACAACATTGATGTTTACGGAGGTAAAGAATACTTTGAGGGTAAACAAATTGTAGAAAGAAGACAGGAGTTATTAGATAGAATAACTAAGTCAGATTCTTATTTACCTGATTCTATATTACATGATGATTTAGACGGAGGTATGCTCAGTTTTGTTAAGGAAAATTTTGTTGTAACAACAGACGGTATAAAAATTCCTGTAATACCAAAAATATTAACAATTCAAAGATGGGGTGAATTCACTCAAAATTGGGGATTCTCCGATGATGATGGAAATGTTGAATTACCTTTTATTGCGGTAATCAGAAAACCTGACGTTCAGCCGGGTACAAATCCTGTGGTACAAAGGACAATTCCTGATAGAAGAACATTTTATTATGCATCTGTTCCAACATGGAACGGAACACAGTCGGGTGCAGATATATACAAAATGCCACAACCTGTGGCTGTTGATATTACGTTTGACGTGACAATTATTTGCAACAAATTTAGGGATTTAAATAAGTTTAGTAAAATTGTGATGCAGAAATTCTCATCAAGACAATCTTATACCACAGTTAAAGGTCACTATATTCCAATCGTTTTGGATAGAGTTGAAGACAATACTCCAATGGACACCATGGATGGTCGTAGATTTTATATTCAAAATTACACTTTTACCATGTTAGGTTTCTTAATTGATAGTGAGGAATTTGAAGTTAAGCCGGCGGTTAGTAGAATGTTTCTATTAAATGAGTTTATTCAAAACAAAGGATACCAAAAGAAATTTATTAATAAAACAATTGATATTACGGTTGTCACATTTCCCGGCGACGGATTACAAACAATATTTAGTGTTGGTGAAAGTATTGGGTTTTTATTTAATGTATCGGTTAATGGACTAATTCAAGAAAGGGATGTGGATTATTATCACGTTTCAGGTACATCTAAAATTACATTTACAACCGCACCATATGAAGGTAGTCAGATTGCGATAACATATTATAAGGGGAAGAATAATGTTTGGATTGATAACTACGGTAAACCCGTACAATTGGAACATCAATCATACCAATATGATGGATCAACTTTAACGTTTACATTGAATAATGCAATTGATAGTATTGTTACCTTAGATATAAACGGTCTCGTTCAAGAAGAAGGTGTTGGATTTGATATTAGTGGTAAAGATACCGTAACATTAAATGGTGTTCCACAGATTGGAGATAGTATTACTATCACCTATTTGTACTAGTCATCCCCATACATATCTTTCTTTTTAGGTTTACAGTAATCCTCAATCCACTTTTCTAAAACTTTATAAATTTTAAGTCCGTTCCTGTCGCAATGGATTTTTAATAGTTCGTGATGCTTTTCACTAATTTTTACGTTTTTCGTTTTGTTTTCTTCAGTCATAGATAAAAAAAGATAATTAAGGATAAATAACTATCTTATTTAAAAAAATTACGGAAATCTTTCATAAAAACAAAGATATTTATAGAATAACTAATAAAAATAAATAACCAAACATTAATCGATGGCAAATTCAAACAGAGTATTCGTTTCTCCAGGTGTCTACACATCAGAGAAGGACTTAACATTCGTGGCACAGAGCGTCGGGGTAACAACTTTGGGTTTAGTGGGTGAGACCTTTAAGGGTCCAGCATTCGAACCATTGTTGATTACTAATTTCGACGAATTTAGAACATATTTTGGCGGTACATCTCCAGTAAAAGACGAAGGAGGAAACCTAAAATATGAATTACCTTATGTGGCAAAATCTTATTTACAAGAATCAAACCAATTATTTGTAACCAGAATCTTAGGATTGACGGGATACAAACCAAATAAATCATTCGGGATAAAAACTTTAGGTGGATTTCAACCATCAACTTCCACTTGGGAATTAAGTTTAAGTGGTTCAACTACCACAGATATGGACCCAACTCCATTAGCAACGTTTACGGGTGCAACATTTTATGGTGACCTTAGTGGTAAAACATCATTCGAGGGTACATCAATAACTGATTACATTTACTCTAATTTTAGTGCAACAACAGGTAACGATGGTGTGTGGTTTGTAATAGGTCAAATACCTGAATCAGATATTCCTCTTGGAACTGAATTGGTATCTCCATTTACAGGTTCATTATATGCATCGTCAGACTTTAATAAAAACTGGTATAACTTATTTAACAACGGAAGTAATTTAGTTTATTCTTATCTTTTTGTTTGGGATGGTAGTTTAAATAAATTTTCAGTTAAAAGGTACGTATATAATGCTAATTTAGTAAACGACGGAGTGGTCGTTGCTGTTTTAAGATCAAGAGGTCATTATAATAACCTTCAACAATTAGAATTAGAAGTAACTGCTAATACTAACTTTACATTATCATTGAGTCCTGATTTCGACATTACTATGGATCCTTTATCGGAATTTGTAATTAATGTAACGGGAGCCACTCAAGGTGCAAAGACATTTGCGTGTTCTTTTAGCCCATCATCCACCAAATATATTAACAAAGTTTTAGGTACTGGAGTATTTGATAAAGCTTACGCAGATTTCCCACTTTATGTACATGAAATTTACCCTAATTTATTAACCGCAGGTTTTGAAAGAGGTGAAATTAGAGGTATTAGTTTAGATGAAGTTTATAACTTAGAAGGTAATAGATTCTTAACACAATGGGATACTACGTTATCACCAATGGTAGTTTCTGAAGTTAGAGGTGGTAAAGTTGCCGATTTATTCCAATTACAAACTATTTCTGATGGTGAGTCAGCAAACTTTGAAATTAAAATAACAATTCAGAATATTAACCTTGAAACAGGTGACTTTGATGTAGTACTTCGTGATTTTAACGATACTGATGATAATATCGTAGTGTTAGAAAAATTCTCAAGATGTTCAATGAATCCAGATTTACCAGGTTATATCGGTAGAAGAATCGGAACATCTGACGGTGAATATGAGTTACGTTCTAAATTGGTGACATTAGTGTTAGCTGATAATCACCCTGTTGATGCAATTCCTGCTGGATTTAAAGGTTTTACAACTGAAACAAATTTTTCAGGTAGAACACAGGGTAGTATTGTTTTTAAAACAAAATACCACGATGCTGGTGAAGTGATTAAATATAATTCAGATGGTTCTCCAATTATCGAATCAGGAGATAAAATCAGAAAAGTATCTTTAGGTATGTCTTCACAAGTTGGTTATGATAGAGATTTATTAAAGTTCAAAGGAACAACAGCGGATGAATATACACATGGTTTTCACTTATCAACAAACGCATCTACAATCACAGGTGCAACTTTGGATGGATATATGTTCAAAACCACACCTTATGACTTAGAAGGTAACATAAAAGGTAAATTAGATTTAGTATTAAATCGTAAATTTACATTCGCTTTATGTGGTGGATTTGATGGTTGGGACATTTATAGAGGTGTAAGAACATTCGGAGACGGATTTATATTTGGTAAATCTACATACATTAGTGGTAACACTACCAATAATGGTGTTTTCAATACATCCAACGGAAACTCCGACTATTATTCATATTTAGCAGGTATCAACACATTCTCTAATCCTGAGGCGGTAGACATTAACGTGTTTGCAACACCAGGTATTAACTTCTACGACCAAAGTTCATTGGTTAATCAAGCAATTGACATGATTGAAAACGAAAGAGCGGATTCATTATATATAATGAACTCACCTAACGTAACAGGACCAACAGCCGCAGATGAGGTAATTGGTTTCTTAGATGATGCAGCAATTGATTCTAACTATTCTGCAACATATTGGCCTTGGATTCAAGTAAGAGACGTAGATAACGCAACACAACTTTATATCCCACCAACAGGTGAGGTATTGAAAAATATCGCTTTAACCGATAACGTATCATATCCTTGGTTCGCAGTCGCTGGTTATTCAAGAGGTTTAGTAAATGCAATTAAAGCATCTAAAAAATTAACATTAGATGAAAGAGATGAACTTTACAAAGCTAGAATTAATCCAATTGCAACATTCTCTGATACAGGTACTATCATTTGGGGTAATAAAACTTTACAAGTTAAAGAATCTGCTTTAGATAGAATCAACGTAAGAAGATTGTTATTGAGAGCAAGAAAATTGATTTCAGCTGTAGCCGTTAGATTGTTATTTGAACAAAACGATGAACAAGTAAGAAATGAATTTTTAAGATTGGTTAACCCAATTCTTGAATCAATTAAAAAAGAAAGAGGTTTATATGAGTTCCGTGTAACCGTATCAAATGATCCAGAGGACATTGATGCAAACACTTTGAGAGGTAAAATCTACATCAAACCAACTCGTTCTCTTGAATTTATTGACGTTGAGTTCATAATTACACCAACAGGGGCATCATTCGACAATGTATAATCTCTGAAGGTACTATAAAAGAAGGGAGGACTTTAGGTCCTCCTTTTTTATTTAAACACCTTTACAGGTGAAATAGGTATGTTCCACGAGGAACCAATTTTTATAACAATTATACTTTTATATTTCATCCAGAATACTGGAACTAGATATACTAGTATTTATTATTATATTTTATTTAATTAAGTAAAAAGCTTTTTATTTATTCTGGAACTAGATACTGGAGCCTGTAAAAAACTAAGGAAAATAATTGATAAAATCAAGTCCTTTTGAATAATAAACGAAAAAAAAATTATTTTGATTTAGGATATATTTATAAGAAAGTAAAAATAACAAAAAAAACTTAACAAATACAACATGGCAGATTTATTAATGAAAATGCCGGCTCCATATGAGCCGAAAAGGGTTAACCGATTTATCGTTAGATTCGACTCATCTTTGGGTATCAACGAATGGTTCGTAACTTCAGCAGCTAGACCTAGTGCAAAAATAAACTCAGTTGCAATTCCTTTCTTGAATACCTCAACCTATGTTGCAGGAAGATTTGAGTGGAATGAGATTAGAATAACATTTAAAGACCCAATTGGTCCTTCAGCATCTCAAGCATTGATGGAGTGGTTCCGTTTACACGCAGAATCAGTTACAGGTAGAATGGGATACGCAGCTGGATATAAGAAAAACGTAGATTTAGAAATGTTAGACCCAACAGGTGTTGTGGTTGAAAAATGGAAATTAGAAGGATGTTTTATTACTGATTTGAACTTCAATGAACTTGACTATTCAAGAGATGATTTAGCTTCAATCACGACTTCTTTAAGAATGGATAGATGTATCCAAATTTACTAATAATAAAATAATCTGTCATATAAAGAAAGGTGTTATTCATATAACACCTTTTTTATTTTATAAACTTTACTTTACAATAGTTATTAGTTAAATTTAGAGTATGGAACAATTAAGAATAGACCCCTCAATCGCATACGACGTTGTTGAACTACCAAGTAAAGGTATTCACTACGCAAATAAGAAGAAATCATTACGAGTTGCGTATCTTACCGCATCCGATGAAAACATATTAGCTGCACCAAGTTTGGTGTCAACAAACAGTGTTGTTACAGAATTACTTAAAAGAAAAATTTTAGATAGGGACATCTCAATAGATGAGATTGTTGAGGAAGATAAACAAGCAATATTAATATTCTTAAGAAATACGGCCTTTGGTTCGGATTATAAAATTACAGCAATTGACCCTAAAACAGAACAACAATTTACGTTCGATGTTGACCTTTCTTTACTTAAAGTGAAAGACTTTAATTTAAAAGAAGATACTAACGGTGAATATGTTTATTTCATGGAAAGGTCTAAAAAAGAAGTGACCTTTAAATTTTTAACACAAAAACAAGAAAACGAAATAAAGGACATCGAAAAAAGTTGGGTAGGATTAGGTATAGCACCAATCATCACAAAACAACTTGAGATGATGATTCAATCAGTTGGTGGTGTTAGAGATAATATGTCAATTAGAGATTTTGTTGAAAATTTACCAATTAAAGATTCACAAGATTTTAAGAAATACGTTAGAGAAAATAAACCTGGTCTTGATTTGACCCAAACAGCAACCACCCCGTCAGGAGACAAAATCCAAGTTGAAATTGGGTTCGGGGTTGAGTTTTTTCGTCCTTTCTACGGATTATAAAAAAGGACAATTAGACGAATTTTTATTCCTAATTAAAAGAGGTTTCACATATGGTGATATTCTCACAATGCCTGTATGGGAAAGACGTTACTATGTCAACTATTTAATAGAATTAGAAAACAAGAAATAATCTATTTATAGTTATGGCAGCACCTAGTGATGATTTAGTAAAACGAACCGCAATCCAATATGGAAATGAAGGAAAAAGTGTATCCCAATTAGATGATTGGTTGAGAACTAATAATGCAACACCATCTCAAAGTTTTAGTGCTGGAGTTGAATATAATAAAGCCGTTGCCACTAGAGCGGCATCTGCGGGTTCTAGAAGAACATCATCATCAAGTTCATCATCAAATGTTGTAGGTAATATATCTCAAGGACTTCAAGGTGCTTTAGATGTTTTTAAATCAAATTCCGCATATGGTAATGTTAGTAAAGATAAAGAAGAATACAATATATCAAGTGTTTTAGAAACCATATCTAAAAACGGTTTATCTGTTAACACATTAATGAATGGGTCGAAAGATATTATCCAACAAATATCAAATCAATTAGCAATTGAATCACAATTAAGAACCGATATTAATGAAAAAACGGGTCTTGCGGGTGATTTATCAAAGGACGTTAGAGAACAAATGGTTCAATCAACAAGTTTGGCTATGAGATTTGGTTATGGTATCGATGATATAACAGGTGCATATCAGAATTTAATAGAGGAAAGTGGTAGATTTAATGTGATTAACCAAACAACATTAGAGGGTGCATTAGGTGTTTCTAGAGCGTTTATTGGTGATTTTAAAGAGGTTGGTAAAGTCTATAACGAGTTTGAGAAAGTTGGTTTTGGTGCTAGAAGTGCAATCGAAGCAATTGATAAAGCTGGTAGAGAATCACAAGGAATTGGATTAAGGGGTAAAACCACAGTTAAAGACATACGAGATAATATTGAAAAATTAAATCAATATGGTTTTCAAAAGGGTATTGATGGTTTAGCTCAAATGTCAAGAAAGGCCGCTGAATTTAGAATGAGTATGGGTGAAGCTTTTAAGGTTGCAGAAAGTGTTATGGACCCCGATAAGGCAATTGAATTATCAGCAAATTTACAAGTTTTAGGTGGTGCTATTGGAGATTTTAATGACCCATTAAAATTGATGTACATGGCCACAAATAACGTCGAGGGTTTACAAGACGCATTAATTGAGGCGGCAGGTAGTTTAGCAGTTTATAATAGTGAACAAGGTAGATTTGAAATTACAGGTGTTAACCTAAGAAGAGCCCAAGCGATGGCTAAAGAATTAGGTGTTGATTATAAAGAACTCACAAGAGGTGCAATTGCATCACAAGAAAGATTAGCTGCGAGTAGTGATTTAATGGCTAAAGGATTTGATATGAATGAAAAGGACAAAGAATTCCTTATTAACATGTCAAGAATGGACGGTGGTAGAATGGTTATCGACGTACCAAAAAGTTTACAAGAAAGTTTAGGTATAAAAGATACTCGAGTGGCATTAACGGATTTAACGGATACACAAGCACAAGCATTAAAGAAATATGGAGAAGACATGAGTAATATGTCTTCAGAAGAGGTTGCTAGAGACCAATTCGAATCAATCACCAATATCCAAAGAGATGTTAACGCAATGGTTACCATGGCGAGAATTAGAATTACAGGTGGAATTAAGGGAAAAGATGGTTTGGATATTGATAATATAACTGCGGGTCTAAAAGAACAGGTTACAAGATACACAAATGAAATTCAAAGCGGAACAAATGGTCCTGTCTTAGAGGGAATGAAAACTCAGATTCAAGGGGTAATTGATTTGGTTAAATCAACAAACGCTGGAGGGGCGGCTCTTGAAGCGATAAAAAGTTTAGAAACAAAATTACAAACGGCTTCCGGTGCAAATAACCCTAATAACACTACCGCACCAACCACACCTTTACAACCTAAAGAAATTAATCTTAATATGAAAGTGTCCGCTTCACAAGCAATTACGGATGTGGCGTCTCAAGCGTTTTTGCAAAATAAAGATGTTTGGTCGGATATTTTAAAAAGACAGGAAAAGGATTACTTGTCATTATAAGTGGATGATAAAGTTTTTACCTAATAATCTATTTATAATAAAAGAATAACTAATGCCAAGTTACTTAAATTTCGACTCAACAAAATCTGAAAGGGACAAACTTTTAGCTAAGAATCTTAAGAATCCTAGCGGAGGACCCCAATTGTTTACGCAAAGTAGTTATTCGGTGTCATCTCAGAATGAATTCTCGGTAAAGAATTCACCACCCGTTGATAGTAATAGAAAAAATGATTTAAGTCAACCAACAAATCTTAATGTTTTTAAACCTGAAAATTTTGATATTTTTGAGACATTAGATACCTCAATTAGAAGAGCAAATTTAGAATTATACCCATATTTTAACACCAATTTAAATCACACCTTTGTTAGTTTGTTTACGAATACTAATAATGCTGGTGATTCTGAATTAATAAAGTTCGCGTCAAATCATATGAGGTCTAGTAATGGACCCGTGTTATCTAGAATTAGACAAAATCTAATAAAGGTAACCGATGGTAGAATGAGAATTAGTGAGGCGTTAAGTGGTGATATAAGTACAATATCAGATATTGCTACGGGTAAACAACCCTTTATTTTACCTAACTATAAAATAACAGTTGCAAAAACCTTACCGGGAAAAGCGATTGATTTTGTACAAACAATTGCAGGAATAACTTTTCCGTTTTCAGAAATACCTGGAGATTACCTATCTGACCCTGAAAACCCAACACCAAATTTTAGACCACAGGTAAAAACTGAAGTTGGTAAATTGTGGCAAGATGTTACAGGTGCGTTAGGTTCATTATTAGGTATTCAAAGAAGGCCAAAATTATCAAGAAAACCATCTGATTTATTAATTGAATATATGGGTGAGGGTCAAAAACAAACCCTATATAGAAATTTATCATTTTCAAAATACGCTCCCGATTACACAACAAGTGCGAGGTCACAAAATTCATCCAAGATTTTCGCGTTTGCAGATAACTTCGCAGAAGGTGTAAAAAATATATTAGGATTGGAAGCACCAAGAGGTGTTGCATATATTGGTGATGATAGAGGTACAGACGTTCAATTTGCTATGTCAGATTTCAACGGTAGACCCGTTAGAAGTAGTTATTATTTGAGTTTAATGTTTGACCCTGTTGCCGCGGAATTGTTCCATAGAGACGTTAATATTAACGAAGGAGGACCAATCAGTGGTAACCTTACATGGATTAGTAAAAATTCACAAAACAAGTTAGGTCTTGAGAATATGGAGTATGGTGAAGAGTCTTCTAATTTAGAAAAATCTTTATCTACAAAATATGGTTTCAGGGAAGATTCAATATTAGGAGAAACACAAAAAATATTAAATTCTTTACCGTCTGACGGTTCAGGGTTATCACACGTTGCAAATATTATCGACCAAACAAGTAGAGCATTTAAAGATGGTGACATCTTAATGTCAAGAGGTTCGGCAGTTAAATATGTAGATAGAGCAACAGGAGAAGAAAGCGGTGCAGAATTTTGTAGAGTATGGACTAAAGATAGACCATATTTTAACTTCTCTGACACAATGAAAAGAACTGCAAACATTAGAAAGTTTGACGATAGTGTAATGGGAGGTACAAGTAGACCTTGGAACATTAACATGGGACCAATGTCTAATGGTAATAAATCTTTCGAAGGATCATCAAATATTTTTGACAAATATAAATTTGGACAAGATTATAACGGTAAAAGTTTTTATGCGAAAAAATACATGTTCTCAATTGAAAATCTTGCATGGAAAACATCGACAAGACCAGGTTTTACTGTTTTAGATTTACCATATTGTGAAAGAGGACCAAACGGAGGTCGTGTTATGTGGTTCCCACCATATGATTTAAAAGTATCAGAACAAAATAGTGCGAAATGGGAAGAGAATACTTTTTTAGGTAGACCGGAACCAATTTATACGTACAACAACACATCAAGAAGTGGACAAATTTCATTTAAAGTTGTTGTCGATCACCCAAGTATTTTGAATTTATTAGTTAGAGAACATTTTAAAGATAAATCAGATAAGGATGCTGATGAATATATCAATGCATTTTTTGCGGGTTGTGTTGATGTTGATTTTTATGATTTAATTAGAAGGTATACAACATTAGATGCTGATGATGTTAATTTAATTATTAAATTTTTAAATTCGGGTAAAAATCCAGATGAAATACAAAAATATAAATCTGTTTTTACTCCACCGACAAGAACTAGTTCAACTACATTACCTATTGACCCGAACGCTGAGACTATTAAATTAGATATTAATTTAAAGTTTTTAAACGATAAACCAGAAATCTCAAACAAGAAAGATTTTATATCTAACGAATCATATAAAGATTTATATGATAATGTTATTAATAGTTCAGGAAGAACCGTTACTGAATTAACAAGTGAGTTAACTAAATTACTAGACCCAACAAATACAACATATAATAAAACAAAATATAATAAAGATAGAAAACTTTTATATAACTCAGACCATCCGACTGGCGATATTACAGAAAATGTTAATAAAAAAGTTACAGATTTAACAACTGTAATTACAAATGCCGTAACAGGTTACACAGATTTTAACACAAAATTAGAAACACTTAAAAATGATATAAAAGAAAAAACTTGTGGAGATGTTACAATAAACATCCTATCAAGTTGCTCTGCAGCTGCGGATAATAAATATAACTTTAAACTTTCAATTAGAAGATCACACGCAATAATTAAAAATATTTTATCTAAAGTTGCTAATGATGGTGCAAAATATGGATCAAGAGACTGGTGGTCATTCACAGATTTACCTGTTGATTCTTCCAAAGAAAAATATGAAATTAAAAAAGAATTTTCATATAAGGACGATTTAGGTTTTGAAAGAGAAGGTAAACTTATCATTATTAGTAAAAATGCGGGTGAAGAGGTTATTAACGAAAATAACCAAAATTGTCACAAAGAAGAATTTGTGAGTGAAGTTTTTAGAAAACATTCACCAGTTGCATTTGGTTGTAGACAATCATATGTTAGAATGGAGTATCAAAAAACTCCTAAAAAAGAAGACGTATTACCAATAGAAAATATATCGCCTGGAGAAGAAATACCAAAAAGTAGATTAATACCAGGAGAAAAAGTACCAATACCAAGTGATTATAAAAAACCAACAATTGATGTAATGAAAAGAATTATCATGAAGACATTGTCTGAGTGTTATTATTTCAAAACAGTTGAGGAAAACACACCATTGGTATTCAAGTCGTTAGTTGAAAAGTTAAAATATTTTCATCCAGGTTTTCACTCAACAACACCTGAGGGATTAAACGCACGTTTAACTTTCTTACAACAATGTGTAAGACCGGGAGACACCATTCCTATTAAAGGAATTTCAGATGATAGTGATTTAAATGCGAGAAATACGACATTTGGACCACCACCAATTTGTGTTCTTAGGGTCGGTGATTTCTATCACTCTAAAATTGTGATAAGAGATGTCAATATTACATTTGAGGACTCTACGTGGGATTTAAACCCCGAAGGAATTGGAGTTCAACCGATGATTGCTAACGTATCATTACAAATTAACTTTATTGGTGGACAAGGATTAAAAGAACCAATATCAAGATTACAAAATGCGTTATCATCTAATTTCTATGCAAATACGGAAATGTATGATGAGAGATCTGAATCCACAAATGAAAAAATAGGGGGTGTAGATGCCGCAGTTTTTACTAAGGATTTTTTAGAAGAAATAAACGCAAACGGAAAACGATTAAATGAAGTTCCTGATGATATAAATGGTAAAGGTATTAAAGAAGGAAGCTACATTGGTGAATATGTTAAAACAGATAGCACAAGTACAATTGAATATAAAACATTAATAACAAATATTTTTGACAAGGTAAAAGATTATTTTGATACCTACCAAAAAACATACAACATAATAGTAAAAGAATACGGAACCAAAATGGCGAGCGTATACTTCTCACCAAATTATAGGAGTGTTAAAGATTTAACTGTTCAAACAAGTGAATCAAATACAGAAAATGTTGAATTATTAGGGGCCTATCCGTCAGGAAAAGAAATTGCGGTGTTAATGAGAGGTTTTAAAGCTGCGTTAGATTCAAAAGTGGAAACTTCAGACTTTGTTAGTATTTTAAATTTTAATGGAATTTTACCAAACTCAATTGAAGCAAACGCAAATAAGTTATTAAAAAAGAAATTTAAAGAAATTTTAATTGAGGGAGATAATTCATTGGTTGGTAAGATGTTAAGTAATTCATCAATCAAAACACTTGAAGATACAAGAAATGAAATAATCACATTAATAGATAAAGCAAACTACATTGTAAAATATAAAGAGGATGGATCAATTAGTGGTAGTACAGCATCAAGTGCATTATTTACGTTACCAGGAATCACAAGTAGTACAGAATTTTATGGTAAGTATTCTGATGTAATTTCTTACATTAAGAAACACCATAAAGATTTTACTGAAGATTTAGATTTATCAATAAACTTTAATAGTTCATCTATTAGTGAGGGCAACTTTGAAGAGGTGTTAAGTATTGTTATGAAAGACCCAATATTAATTGGTGATGTTATAGACGTGTTTGGAACCGAAGTTGACACTTCGAAGATGGAGAAAAAACTTAAAAAGTTTGCAACTCAACCAGAAGAAAAGAAATTCAAGGCACATAAAGAAGCAAAAATTAAAACCTCATTAGAGGAGGTTATTTATGATATACAAACAACAGATACAATTACTGACACCGCAAAGAAAGGTGAATTAGAAAAAATATTTAAAAATAAAAATAAAGTAGGTTCTACATTAAATTACTATAAACCATGAGTAGGGATTATTTTGACAGGTATCAGTTTTTCATAGAAGAAGGAAATTTTAAAATTGTCCCTGGTATAGAATTGCCGATTAAGGGAACTGACAAATATCTTAATTACAAAAAAGGTAAAACCAGATTGGATAAAGTTTCACAAGACTACTATGGTACACCTGTTTTTGGATGGTTAATTTTACAAGCAAATCCACAATCAAGTAGTATAGAATTTGAGATTCCCGATAATTTCTTATTAAGAGTCCCGTTTCCCCTAACAAGCTCTTTACAAGATTATAAAAGAGGTGTAGAATTGTATAACTTATATTATGGGGAGTAACAGAGAAAAGCATAGTGAGGATATTTTAGTGAAGGTCGATCAGAATAATCTGATGTACATCGACCCTAATAGTGTTATAAGTAAAAAGGGAGAAATTTTACCTAGAGGTATAGACCAAGAAAACTTAGTAATGTATGTAAATCTCGAAGCAGATTTAATACCAAGGTCAACATTACTAGCCACTAACGATAAAAATACCATGACAGAAATTGTAAAGGGAACTTTAAATTTTATGTCAAACAATGGTAAGGATTTTGATTCAACTTGGACAAACTCATATAACGGTACCGACACCCCGAGTAAATTTGATAGTGAAGGTAACCCAACAGAATTTAAAGTTACAGACACAAATTTTGATGCATCGGCACAATCATTTGGTATCCAAAGTATTAATATAACGGTAAAAGGATCGAACTTTGTACCACAAGTACAAATAAACTTTGTTGACGTTAGAGGTAAAACATTATTTGAATCACCAGAAAATTCACCATATAAAGCATTCTTTCATATTCCTTGGCCAATATTTTATTTAACCGTTAAAGGTTATTACGGTAAGGCGATAAAATATAGATTACACTTAGTTAAATTCAGTAGTAAATTTAATCCTGCAAATGGTAATTTTGAAGTTACAACAACTTTTGTAGGATCAACGTATGCTTACATGAGTGACATACCTTTAAAGGCGGCATTATATGCACCATTTATGTTTGGTATTGAAAGTGTCGACACTCCCCAATTTAATGAAGGAAGTCAAAGTTATATACAAAAGGTTTCCAAGTCATCAAGAGGGTATGCATTATTAAATTCGGTTTATTCCGAATACAAGAGAAAAAATTTAATACCAAAAGACTTCCCAACTAAAACACTAAAAGAAGTTGGAATTATTGCAAAATCATTAGATAAACTTTTAGAAAAAGAAATATTTGATGTGGTTGTAGATATGAAACTTTTTGCGGCCTTAAAAGAATTTGGTGATAGAATCACATCTTTTGAGAACGACATTAAATCTTGGGCAAAAAGAACATTGAGTCAAACACCCATTCCTAAAAATGATATTCTTTATTTTGAACTATCATCGGTGAATAAATCTGAAATGACAAATATCACTGGTAGTACATCAACAACAACCTTAGAAAAATTAATTAACAATAATAAAATTAAGGTTAAAGAGAGTCAATTATTAACTTTAAACGTAACCAATAAAACAGGAACCAATTTTAATTCTCAAACTATTTTATCGAGAAATGTGGAGGAGGTAGGAAACTACTATATAATAGAAAACGGTGGTAAAGTATTGGTTGCAATAAATAAATTAATTGACGACATCGGAGGTATACGTACAACATTTAATCAACAAAAACAGAAATTACAGGATTTTGTTGAACAAAAAATGAATACCATCGTTAAAAGAAATG